ATCATACACAACAAGGGACTTTCAAAATATAAGACAAGAGTTAGTAAATTTCGTTAAAGCTTACTATCCTGAGTTAATTCAAAATGTTAATGACGCAGCAGTTTTCTCAGTATTTTTAGACCTTAATGCTGCAGTTACGGATAATTTACATTATCATATTGATAGAGGTATACAAGAAACTGTTTTACAATATGCTCAACAGAGTTCATCAATATATAACATTGCGAGAACATATGGACTTAAAATACCTGGACAAAGACCGTCAGTTGCTTTAGTTGATTTTTCAATTGTAGTTCCTGTTGAGGGAGATAAAGAAAATATTAAATATTGTGGAATATTAAGAAGAGGTTCACAAGTATACGGAGCTGGACAAGTGTTTGAAACTGCAAATGATATAGATTTCTCAAAGGAAACAAATAGTGAAGGTTTTAGAAATAGAACTAAAACACCTATTCAAAACGCGAATGGGATAACAATAAATTATAGAATTACTAAAAGAGAACCCGTAGTTAATGGTATTACTAAAGTATTTAGAAAAACAATTACTACCTCTGAGTCAAGACCATTTTTAGAATTATTTTTACCTGAAAAAAATGTTTTAGGTGTTACAAGTGTTTTATTAAAAGATGGACTAAACTATAATAATGTTCCGTCTGTTGAAGAATTTTTAGGATTAAATAATAGGTGGTATGAGGTTGACGCTTTAGCACAAGATAGGATATTTGTAGAAGACCCGACAGGTTCACAAAGCTCGGCTGGAAAAAAAGTTGGCAGATATCTTCAAACAAGTGATAAATTTATAACTGAATACACACCTCAAGGATTTTTAAAAATGACATTTGGTGGGGGAAGTCAGTCAACAGATGAACTATTAAGAGAATTTGCTAGAAATGGCACTCCTTTAGATTTATCCAAATACTCGAACAATTTATCTTTAGGTTCAACAATCACACCAAATACAACATTATTTGTTCAATATAGAATTGGTGGTGGATTGGGGACTAATTTAGGTACAGGGGTTATCAACCAAATTGGTACGATAAATTTTGCGGTTAATGGGCCAAATCAATCAATTAATAGTTCGGTTATTAATAGTATGTCTTGTACCAATGTTACTGCAGCTGTTGGAGGTGCTAATGTACCGACAATTGAAGAGGTTAGAAATTTAATAGGATTTAATTTCTCTTCTCAAAATAGAGCGGTAACAATTAATGATTATAACTCAATTTTAAGAAAAATGCCATCTCAGTTTGGAGCACCGGCTAAAGTCGCAATAACTGAAGAGGATAATAAAATTAAAGTTAAAATGTTAACGTTTGATGATGAAGGTAAATTAGATTCAAATTTAACAAGTAGTTTAAAAACAAATGTGTCAAATTATCTCTCAAATTATCGAATGATTAATGATTATATTTCAGTTGAAAGTGCTGAGGTTATTGATTTAAAAATTGATATTAGTGTAGTATTAGACTCAACACAAAATCAAGGAACTGTTGTTACAAATATAATTAACACTGTGGATACTTTTTTTAGTCCTTTAAATAGGAACATGGGTGAAAATGTTTATATGTCAGAATTAAAAAGATTAATACAATCATTAAATGGTGTTTTATCTATTAGTGAGCTAAATGTATTTAATTTAGTTGGAGGTCTATATTCCTCAAATCAAACATCTCAACCGTATAGTGATAGTGCTACAAAACAAATTGGATTGATTAATGAAACATTATTTGCAACACCATCACAAATTTATCAAATTAGATTCCCAAATAAGGACATTACTGTGAGTACTTTAAATTTAGGTACTGTTAATTTCTCTTAACTTTCGAACATAATTTACTATTTTGAAAATAGTAGCTAAACTATTTATTAAAAAAGTAAAATGCCAAAGTCATATAGAATACGTACCCAATTAGGTATTAACCAAAATATTCCTGTTAAAATACCTATAGTTTTAGAACAAAATTTTGATACATTAGAAATTTTGTCATTGGCTATTCGTCCTGATGATATCTACATTAGAAGTTGTTCGGATTATGGTGTTGTTTGTGGCAGAATATTTTGTAATAATGGTTTTGGTATTCCTAATGCGAGAGTTTCAGTATTTGTTCCAATCGAGGACATAGACACACAAAATGACTATATTGCATCATTATATCCTTACACAAGTTTTACAGATATTAATGAGGATGGATATAGATATAATCTTTTACCTTACACTCAGTCGCACTCAGGTCACGTACCTGTAGGAACTTTTCCTGAACGTTTAGATGTTTTAACAGACAAACCACTTATTCAGGTTTATGAAAAATATTACAAATTTACAGTTAAAACAAATGAGTCAGGTGACTACATGATTTTTGGGGTTCCAGTGGGTCAACAAACTTTATTTATGCAAGTTGACCTTTCAGATATTGGTGAGTTTTCATTAACTCCTCAGGATTTGATAAGAATGGGATTGGCAACTGAAGATACTGTTAATGGTTCAAAATTTAAAACATCAACAAATTATGCTGAGTTACCACAAATTATAACAATTCAAAAGACAGTTCAGATTGAACCATTCTTTGGTGAATTTGAGATTTGTAATTATAACATTGCGAGAGTTGACTTTGATTTAACAACAGAAAGTAATGTTAAACTTGAACCTACTGCGGTTTTCATGGGTTCAATAATATCTACTGATGACACACAAAAAGTTGGTAAAAACTTTAAATTTTTAAATCAAACACAATCGGCATGTAAAGTTAAAAGGACTGCTGGTGAATTGTGTACTATGACGACAGGTCCGGGTCAGATAGTTGCCCTGAGACAAACAATATTTAATGATGAGAATGGTAGACCAATTTTAGAACAGGCTCAATTAGACAATGATGGTAAAGTTATTGATGAAAATGGGGTGTGGGTATTAGAAGTACCTATGAACTTAGATTATGTGTATACCGATGAAAATGGTGTTAAAAAAATAAGTAATGACCCTAAATTAGGAGTACCTACAAGAGGTAAATATAGATTTAAAGTTAAGTGGTCTCAATCACCTGCTTTAAGTGACCCAACTAAAAGAGCGTATTTTTTAATACCAAACATTAAAGAAAGAGGGTGGGATAATCCATTTACTGACCCAATATTAACCCCATTTGGTACATTTGAAGCTACTGACCCTAGTACTACGTTACCTGATGGTGATTTAGTTACTTTAAATCTCCCCGTGACTCAAGGACAAATTATTAGAATTAAAACAGTTCAGAATGTTAAAGATTTGACAATTACTGACCCTAATGGTAATCCTTATCTTAGTCAAGTATTTAGAGAACCTGGAACATATATTTTGCAATTTTATAGAGAAGACCCTGCAGCTCAATATCTCTTCACATTTTATAATATTCCTTTTGATAGGTTTATGTTGGAAGGTTCTTACGCTTTCAGTTTAGATTGGAATGATTATGCGGTACCTGATGAGGCAATTAATTGTAGAGATACATTTTATGATATGTCGTATAATAAAGTTTATACGACAACTCAGTTTATTGATAGATATCAGGGAAGTAGATATGCTTGGAATACTGTTGGAGTTAAAAAAATAACTGATACAAGTTGTCAGGGGGATTATAACACATTCCCGACTAATGACGCTTTCTATAGGTTTGATTTTATTTACTTAGTAATATCATTTTTCTTAAATATATTCAAATTTTTATCTCTACCAATTTTATTTCTTATACATGTTCTTGCATGGTTGATGACAACAGGTTTACCGTTATTAATCGGTTTATTAATTGTGTACTTTGGTTTCCAAGCTTTTCAATATGGACAGGCGGCAATTTTCTTTTTCTCTAACGTTGTAACTGTGGGAGTTGGTCTTGGTGCGGTTTCAGTATTTAACTGGGGAATTCTTTTAACCGCACTTTTGTACACTTTGGTGTCGTTAACATATATTGCTTTGGGGGTTTTATTGGTAACACAATTAGATAAAATTAAAGAGATTGGAAAAAAATTGAAAAATTTTACTCTACCATTAGTTTTATATACTGATGACGGATGTGAAAGATGTAAGTGTAATTCATCAACATCTATTGATACTCAAATGGATGGTTCATTAGGGGCATTCCCACAAACACCTGCCGATGCTCAAACATCTTTTTTAATTAATTCAACATCAATTATATTATATAATAATATACCTACATCTGCTAGACCACTTGTTGGACAAATATTTGCGGGTGGTGATGGGGTTTTTAAAAGATACCCAATTCAGGGTACTTTTTATAATTTGATAGTTAATGGAGAAGTACAATTAACACCTACTGGTGAATATTATACTACAACGGCATTACCACCATCTGAGTTATATAATTTATTTAATACCAAATCAAAATATTTTAATAGTGTTCCTGGTTTTGGGGATGGGTCAGAAAAGGGTTGGAACCAAATAAAATCAACATGGTTTCCTGCAGATAATCCTGGACCCAATGATTTTCACTATGATAATATAATGGTTTTAGTCTTGGATAAGACGGCTCCTGATTATTCATTAGGTCAATTATTATCATTCCAAGACAGTGAATTAAGTGGTGATG